TCATTACATCAATAGGTGGCTTTGGTGTATATGTAATTTCAGGTTCACCAGGCTCCTTTGTAATTTTCGGTATTTTAATTTTTTGTGTCGATGGTGGTTTTTGTACGCTAAGTGTTTTAGCGGAAAACTTAACACTTGTTTGTCTACAATAAAATGCGTTTGGTGTCGTTATTTTTAAACCATATTTTGTTTGAATAACAGTCTTACAATCTAATCTACCATCTGGATCAACATTCGTTAATCCTTTAGCGTTTTCACCTTCAGTAGAAAAGTTTATAATTAACTTACCTACATTACCTTTATATCCTAACTTTTCAAAAGTAAATGTTAACTTTTGGTCATTTAAACCATCTTTAGCATTCTTTTTAACTTCCTGCTCTGATGGCCAGTTAAAGTCGGGTATTTTATCTACATCTCCTTTTAATTTAGTAAGAATATCCAATACTAAAGAATGTGCTCTTCTCATTCCTAATAGGAAATTGTAATCATCATTTGCAACTTCGGATGCGCTTGAAAGTATTTTAAATTCAGCAAGTTCAATTGTATTTCCACTTACCGCCTTTTTAAGGTCGGCGATTTTTGTATTAAATTCCGTATAATTTGTATTTAATTTTTCAAATCCTGTGTTTAACTTATCCAATTGTAAACTAATTGCTTTAGGAAAATCTGTTATTTTTGATTTTTCTAATTTAAAAATTGTCTTTATGTCTTGGATTGCATCTCCACTTGTGTCTCCACTTAATCTTGTAAAATCAGCTAAAGCATCTGCGTTTAGTGAGGATTTTTGTGCATAATATGAAGGTTGTATTGTGCTATATATTTCTCCTTTTGTGGTGTTATTAGCATCTTTAGCAGGAATATCATTTGGAAAAAATAAAGCTAATGAAAAAGGTTCGGGTGCCTTTGTTGGGGTTTCACCCGTCTCTGGTTTAACCTCCTCAACTTCTTCTGATGAATATTTATATTTCTTAATGGTGGACATTTCTTTTCCAGCATTAAGATATTCATTAATTCTTTTTATATCGTCCGTATCTAAGTTAGTATATTTTCTTACTAAATCATAAAAGTCAATTTCCTCACATCCAGCAAAGAATGCATTAATATAGTTGTCCGCCTCTTCATCTGACATACCTTTGAAATGTTCTCTCACCAATAGATTTAAAATACTTGGGTGGTCAACGACAACCTTAAATGATATTGTACCACTTCTTGATGTATTTTGATAAGTGTATATTGGTTCTGGTCTACCTAAAAAACTATTCTCTTCCCATTTAGCACTATTTTGTTCTGATACTTTTAAATCATATGGTGGGAACCACATTACTCTACCTCCATTTGAACCTCTTTCGCAAATTGGTAAATCTTGTACAGTGAATCCTTTTTGTGTGGATGATTTCCAAGCTAAGTTTTCAATTGAAAACATATATTTTTTTGCCTGTCCATCTTTTATATTTGTTGAATTTTCAAATGATTTTCTACCATTCGACATTGGTGCGTAGTTTAAGTTCCATACTCTACTACCACCACCCATTACACTTCCATCAAACTTTCTTACCATGTTTGTTCTTCTCATGGTATCTGTGTAGTTAAAGTATGGTCTATCTTTTGTCCATACTCTACAATATTCAACACCACTTTCTTCACCAGAAAATTTGTTTGTGTATTTTACCGCAGAACCTCTTGACATCATTACCTCACCATCTTTAAAAACTCTACTGGTTTGGTCAATTACGTTTGCTACGTGAGAACGCATCTCAGAACCATTAGTTGGTAATGTATTTAATATTTGTTGTGTTTTTCCTAAAATTGAATCTTCTCTAAAAACATATTTTGTTGATAAACTATCTTGTAAATTAGTTTGTTCTATACCACTATATTCCTTGTTATGTTCTCCTAATTTATTTTTAGAATTTTTACTATACCAAGCTAGTTTACCTCCAATTTGTCCTCCCTCGGTTACATTTTTACTTTTATGAAATAACTGAGCAGAAATTTCATCAAACATTAATGAAAGATAATAAGGACTTCTTACTTGGTTGTCATTAAAATCTCCCATTGCAAATCTTACATCATTTGACCTATCGTCACCAATATAAGCTTGTCCTGCGGGAGCTTCGACACCTAATATATTTTTTATACCTTGTGCCGCTTTATCTACAAAACTAAATAACTTTGATGATTGTTGAGATCTCGCACTTGTTGTATAGTTTGGTGCATATCTATTAAATGTTAATGAATCAAACAAAGCCTGTTTAGGTCCTTGACCCATATATTGTATTAATAAATCTGAAGGTTTTCTTGATAACTTTGGTCTTCTTTCAATTCCAATCAATGAACCTAATACTCCCGTAACATCTTGTGCAATTTTACCTAATTCAGTTTTTGCTTCGGGTCTATAATTTATTGGATTTCTTGGGTTTGATAAATAATCGCCAGGTATTTCACTAAATGGTAATTGTGTTCCTGAAACTGTTTGTAAAAAATCGATACCTTTACCAATAAGAGTACTTGCAACAGTAATCTTATTATTCATTTCAACTAATGGTTCTCTACCTGTTAATATGTTTAACGCGGTTGCTGTGTTACCATTTAAAGCGTCTAACAATCTTATCTTACCATTAATTGCTCTATCGGTATTATAAGCTATCCTTGTTAATACAGGACCTCCCTTATCTTCTCTTATGTATTTTGCAGCAAATTTAAATAATTCAGATTCAGTATCGTACTTTTTTGTTGCCATGATACCAATTAAATTATGTTTCTCCGCAGTAAAATATGGAGAACCACCATTAAAATATAATGATAAGTTACGTGTTCTTGGTAACGTATCAATATTTTCCTTTATAAAAAATTTAGTTGGTTTATATATGTTTGAATTAGAAATTTTAATTAAATCATCTTTTCTATTTTTATCAACAGCACCTGGATCAACATTTGATAGATTACTTAATTTTTGATAATCATAGTTATCTTTAGTAAACGTTTGTGGACCATTTGGTTTGATTAACGTTTTTGCTATGATAGAATTCCTAAATTCTTTAGTAGAATCAAAATTTAAGTAACTTGGCATTATTTTCTTTTATATTATAAATAGATTTATTTAGATTATCTTTTAGCTGTCGATGGTGTGGTATACGATTGAGTATCTACTGTATGGAAGTCATTATAGATACTTGAATTTTTACCCACTTCTCTCATCCATCCATCAACTAAAGCGTCACCACCTTTGAATACATATTCGTTTGTTACTTTAACATTTTTGTCTGTTTGAGTTGACGATTCTTTTTGTTTTTTAGCTTCTTCTTCTGCAATTTTTGTTGCCTCTTCTTTTGTTATTGCATTTTTTGGTGTTTCAACTTTACCTGTTTGTTTATTATCAGGTGTAATAATACCTTTTATTTCATTATTAATTAAAGTGGCGGCTTTTGGGAGTGCTTCTTTTGTTGTTTCTGCGAATTTTTTCATATCAATTCCCATTTTATCCGCCAACTCTTTAACCTCTCTTGTTCCTGTTAACGCAATCGATTTAACTAAAAATGAAACATCTCGTCTAATATTTTCAATATCTGAAGCTTGTCCTCTTACAATATCATCTGCCTCTAATTTTTTAAATTCATCTTTATATTTTAACAATAATTCGGCTTGGTTCTTATCTAAAGTATCTAACGCTACCTCCTGTGCTCCACCAAAAAGGTCTCTCATTTTTTCAGATTGTAATTCAATGGTCATTTTACCATTTTTCATCTGAGACATGTTAGTTAAGAATTCTTTATCCTCATCTTCAATTCTTAAACCAGATAACATTTCTTTTGCGCTTAATCTTTCTTGTGCCGCAACTGCGGTCTTTGTAAGTTCCTTATAGTCCATACCTAATGCGGTAGCCATCTCTCTTACTTTTCTTAAGTTAACACCTGTAACTTCAAATCTTCCTTGTTCTTGGTTGTATGTGGCTAAACTACTTGCAGCATTAATAATTGAATCTTGTAATCCTTCAACATTATTCGTTGCCATATACATTAATTTAAGTGGGTCATTGAAATCTCCAATGGCACCACCTAATACTTGTAAGTTAGCTGATAACTCTAATGCACTTTCTGGACTAAATACTTTTTCGGCAACTTGTGAAACCGCATCCATACTTAATCTAAATTCAATAGATTTTTGAACCATTCTAGCTAAACCTTCAACTCCTTTTTGGAATCCGTATTCGTTTAACTTACCTATATTTGTTGCTAAATCTTTTGAAACTCTTTGTGAATTTAGTCCTAAAGTTAGTGAGCTTTTTCCCGCTTTTTCAACTGCATCGAACGTACCTTTAGCCCCTATACCTACTTTTTCAAAATCAGGTAACATGTTGGTTAATGCTTCCATTGAACCAAGGTATGCTTGACCAACCACTGCCGCCTGTTCAAATGATTGTTGATTTATTAAATTAAATTTACCAGACTTTTCCACTAAACCTTGAGCAACTCCCGCTAATGTTTCAAATGATATACCTAATTGTGCTAATTTTGGTCCTGCGTTTGATATTTCTTCCCTAAAATCTTTTGATAGTGCACCCGTTAAACCGGTTTTGGTGTTGATGTCTTCTAATAACTTTCTTTGATTATTATATTCATCACCGATCTGTTCTAATCCAGCCTTGAATACGTTTTGTGCAATTTGGTCTGCTGGTAAAATTTTTCCGTCTTTTGATGCCATAGACAAAAGCTCCGTTGAATTAACCGAGTCCTTAATATCTTTATAATGTCCACCACCTTCTTGTCCTTTTAAAATTCCACTGGCTGCCTCAATGAATGATTTCGCTCCTTTGGTTGTACTGGTTCCTTTTTTTTGACCACTTGAATACGATTCATATTCAATTTTAGCTCTTGATTGTAATGAATTTAGTTCACTCTCACTATTAGAATTCGATGGTGGGTATAAATCTTTATAAATTGTTAAAAACCTTGGCCAGTTTCCATCCGACCCTGCCTTCTCTAAATCTGTTGTGCTATATTTTGCCATACATATAAATAGGTTATTGTGTGTTTTCCAACTCCATTATATAACCAATATAATATCGTCTAATATAGACAGGCATAGTTAAAATGTCTCCATATGAGAATCCTTTCCTGATTAGGTAGTGAATTTCCGATAATTGATTTTTCTTATATTCCGTAGAAAGGGCGAAAAAAGTCAACCCCAAACCCAATTCTAAATTGGATCTCTTCTCCTGATGGGGTATTTGCTGTTTGTGTTAGGTCAATTCCTGGCTTATTGTCAGATACGTATTTTCTAAAATCTTGTGAATCTTTAATCGGCATATTCTCAATGAAATTTCTTGTGTTCATTGGGTCATTAACTCCAGCCACGGATTTAATCATACCTTCGAGTTGTTTTGTAATAATTGGAGCTATTCCATTACCATTCCAACTCTTTGCAATTTCTTTTATGTCGTTTTCTTGTTTTTGGGTTAAAAACTTAAATGTTACGTCTACTTTGGATTTATTCATAAAATATGAATATTCTCCGTTAGAATCTGCAACTAATGTAAATGGTTTAAAATCTAAACTACTTAAATCTATTTGAACCTCAAAATCTTCGTTTGTTTTTGGGTCGGTTAATGTAACTTTATATTCTGAACCAAATGCGGTATTTCTTAAAAATATTAAAATAGCCTCCTTATCTTCTTCAACCAAATCTTCGGTTGATAAGTCTTTGTCTAATACTTTTCTTTTTAATAGTTCATTAACTATAGCATTTGTCTGTATTAAATTTGGGGATGCTAATATATTTTCATCCGCGGCAGTTAGGTAAGCTATTCTTAGTGATTTCTTACCATTTTGATAATGGATACCTCTACTTGGTAACTCCACAACATCATATGCGATTCTTGGGTCAATTCTTAATTCTTCCATAGTACAATTTAATCTATAACTATCGTAAAGTAAAGTTTTAAACATAAAAAAACCGATACCCATTTCTGGTATATCGGTTTAATATATGAAAAAGTATAATATTAGAATACAAGTATACATCTATCCATACGTAAAGTACATTGGATAGTTGCAATTTCATCTCTTGAATAGTCTAATTCACCAAAGTTGATGTCTTGAATAAATGTTCCTTGAAGAATCCATTTTTCAACAACAACTCCCGTTGGGTCTAACATTTCAAGTTCGATGTCTTTTTTATAACCGGCAGCATATCCCATACGACCAGTAACTGATTCAGCGTGTAAACGGAACCACTCCATTAACGCTTGTGACGCTGATGGACCAATCGGGTCTTTAAATGTTACCCTCATAGTATCCCAACTAAATTTACCCGCAACATATGTTGAAGTATTTAAAAAAGGAATTTCAGTCGCGTTGATTTTTGCGGATGGTCTAGCCGCTGATGTTACATACCATTCATTGATACCCAAAGAAGATGGGAATCTTACAATAAATCGGTTCTGTCTTTTCGGTTCGTAAGGAACCGGCATTTTCATTAGTAAATCTGCCATGTTGTATTTGTTAAGTTTTTTTGTTATTTTATACTCTTATAAATATATGTTAATTAGAAATAAATTTATTTTTAGGATCGATCTTGATTTTGTGGATTTTTTTTCGTAGTTTTTTACAAATCCTCCAGTATTCTAGACCCAGTATAAATAATTAATAAATTTCTAGTTTAATAATATAACATATAAATACTAGTATAACTAGTTCCAGATTATACTGGGTAAAATAAAATGATATAATTTTAATAATAATTGGTTCCATGTGGAGCATTAAAAAAGGGAAGCTTTTCGGCCTCCCTTTTTATTTTTATATCCTCCTTTTAGATTAGATATTCTCGAATGAAGCTCCTGTTGGAGTAATTACGAATTCCAAATCAATAAATTCAAGAGAACGAGTAGGTTTAACGTAAATTTTACCTCTCAAAGTGTTAGCGTCGATGTCTTCAACATCACTTGAAACACTTACTTTAAATTCATAAAGACCTCTTTCTTTCTTAATTGATTCTAAAATTGGGTTTACCAATCTTAAGAACTCTTGTCTTACTTGTTCGTCGTTTTGTTCGAACAACAATCTAACAGCAACTGCTGAAATTAACTTTCTTGCTCTTAACAACAATCTTCTTACGTTGATTCTATCAAGTGCAGATTCTCTAACTTGTAACGTTTTGTTACCCCAAATAATTGTACCAGTATCAGAGAACGTTGCGATTGGATTAATTCTATTTTTGTAAAGTTCGTCTCTTTCATCAAGAGTTAACTTCTTTTTAGCTTTAATTGCATTTACCAAACCTCTTGAATAACCCGCAACTGCGAACCAAGGATAAGATACGTTATCAGTTAACGCGATGTTCTTCAACACCTCACCTGTTGGTGGAATGTAAAGTTGAGTTGCGTTATCTGTATCTCTTACTTGAATCCAAGGCCAATATGTTGCAGAATAGTTAGAGTCAATTCCTAAATCGTCAAGGTAACCTGTAACGGTTGCCGCATCATCAACATTTGGTGATGATATGATATAAAGTGAATCGGCTCTTTCATTCTCGATAATATCTATTGCTTGACTTGTTAAAGATGAATGATCGTAGAAGTTAATACCTGCAGTAGCGAATACGTTAATATCAATTGCCTCAGGATTTGAGTAAGTTTGAATACCTTCTAAATAAGCATAATAATCAGAGTTTCCTATGGTTGTATTGAACACACCACCATTATCGGTATTAGCTGTATTATATGTTGTTTTACCATAAATAAATTGGTCACCAAGAGTTCTTGTCTCTCTGTATATATCCCAACCATCAAATCCACCACAAACCGCTAATGTAAATTTACGGAAGTTTATGTTGGTTAATTTATTGTCGGTACCAGATTGACCTTCTAAATCATAAGGTGTTGTTTGGTATGTTGTTCCTGTTATTGATGATGCGTTTGTTGATAAGTGGAAACCGAATGTACTTGAAGACGCCGCATTTCCTTTATATTTAAACAAGTCACTATCAAATTTAAAACCATTTTGAGATGATAAACCTAAAGAGACTTTCTTTACTTTATCTCCGTTAGATAATACTTGAGAACCATCCGATTCGTAGTAAACCACGTCACCACCATCAAAAAATTCTGTTTTGTAAAGAACACTACCTAATTTGTTACTTGAAACAAGTAAGGATGTAAATCCTTTGAATCCAGCAGGGAAAGCGTCCGTAGGTGCATTATCGGCCATATTTAACATGATAAACTTTGAACGTAATTCATATTCACCATCAGAGGTACCAACTTTTCTTGCCACATAACCTGGAAGGTCAGTATTCATTGAACATCTTGTAAATTTCTCTAATATAATTTGATTTTCATCAGTATCGTTAAAATCACGAACCATAATATCAAATTCGGCAGTATCTAAATTAATATTTTGAATTGTAACCTTAACTTCAATATTTGCTGCGTCTCCATCAGATATTGTTAATATTGAGAATAAATCTGCAACATTACCACCACGAACTTCAGAAACAACTGTAGGTGATGATGGAGTATCCCATGATTGTGCAAAATTATCACTTTCAACGTTTGATGATACATCTAAACTTAAACCTCTTACGTATCCATTTCTAAATGCTGATAATAATAAGTTAGAATATATTTCATTAACATATAATGGATAATCTTCTTTTACTTTATCAAAAACTTCAGTACCTAATACTTTATTTATATATTTTGTTGATGAAATATCTAATGAACAATTGAATGTTTTAATTCCTCCCGTAATACCTGTAACATTTAAAGCAAATTCTGCCATTGGGTTAGTTGTAACACCACCAACATCGGTTAATGTTACTGCTGTTGTTCCTGTTACTTGTAATACTAAACTTTGTGAAGCGTTATATTCACCTCTTGATCTTAAAGAAGCAACAATTACATCACTATAATCTGTGTTAAGTGATGCGCTGTATTTAAATCTTGTTACATCAAATGAAGATGTACTTGTAGAATAAACAAAAAGATAAGAGTAAACACCATCAATTGTTGAGTCGGCTGACCCTGTTTTAGTAAAGAACGCATTATACCAATTTTTATTAGCATTTTCACCGATTGGTGATAAAAGTTTTGTACCTGTTAAACTTGAGGTATCTGAAGTTGGTACATTACCAATAACAAACCAATCGTTATTTGCATACGCCGCACCACTCTTACCTGTTTTACTTGTTATGTATGTTGTTACAGATGAACCATTGGTTGCCGTTTTACCTGAAAGTTCACCATAAATTGTTGAACCTGTAATAGTTGCGGTTGTTGCTGATAATGTTATTCCTGTTGTTGATGTAGGTGTAGACACTAAATCCACTGTTACACCACCTAAAGTTTTAATACTATAAGTTTTTCCTGGTTTATATCCTGTTTTACCAAGTATTCTTGTTACGAATAGTTGATTAGACTCTTGTAAGTATGATTTAGCCATATAAGCTAACTCATATTTAGGGTTATTTGCACCGTCTTTCTCAGGTGAAGTTGGTCCGAAATACGTTTTGAATTCGTCGAAGTCCCCAACTAAAATAGGTTCGAAAGCAGGACCTTTTAAAGCCTCACCTACTAAACCTAAAGTTGTAACCCCGACACTTTGTGCTACGAATGTTAGATCCTTCTCAGATGTGTACACACCCGGAGAAACGAATACTCTGTTTGAATTTGCCATCGATTGTTGTTTGGTTAATTATTTTTATTAGTTATTCTATAAATATCTTTGTTTTTACCAAAGATTTCCGTACTTTTGTTTAAAAAGATAGTAAATTATCCTTTTCTATCTTAAATTATCTTTCATCATGGAAAACAAACAGAAAAACGTAAAAATTAGTGAAAAACACCACGAGATGTTAAAAAACCATTGTGAAAAGAACGGATTAAAAATTTATAAGGTTTTAGAAAAATATATTGACGAAGTTTGTAAACCAAAAAAGAAGGACATCTATGGTGACGATTAATATAGGTAAGTCACACCAATTCTAGAACCAACAACGGGTGTACCTAATAAAACAATATCTTGTGAACCTGAAACATCAAATCCAGAACCTTCCTCTTCTTGTAGACCATTTATATCTAAACTGACAATACTACTAATATTGTTATATGTGTGAAAAGTTAATGTACTACCATCATATTGGAAATACTCCGTAGTAACTTGTATTAATTTACCATAATTATCTATAATAACATTGTTTCTACCCTTATAGTACGAAATAACTATAGTACTACCTTCAAAAGGTGGTTGTACAAATGATATTTTAGATGTATATGAAATGTGGAAAAAATCGGCGTTTTTCTCTTGTAATAGACCATTAATTGTAACACTAAACAATGTACCAATACTTTCACCAACACTAAATTGAGTTTGCATCCCGTCTCCAGTAAATGACATCACGGTTATATCAATAACCTTACTAACGTATTTTTTCCTACCTACACCCTCTTTTGCAAATTCATTCATTAAAAAGAAACGATTAATTGCGGGTTTTACCTCAAATTCATCAGAATCAATAAGGAAACCTAACATAGTAAATGTGTAGTTTTGAATGTAAAATCTCCTACCCTCCAACGTATCCATGGGAGTGTTATCTTCAATTTTATCTAATATAAGTGGAATGTAATGTCCCTTAACTTGAGTATAATCTTGTCTTGATGAAAAATTTTGTAATACTATTTTACTAAATTTATTAACATCTCTAAATTTATTACAAACAATCGTAACGTCATATGTTATATCAACAGGTACGGGTTGTGGTATTTTATATATATCCGCACCCATAGTGGTTCCGTTCCAAGTCGGTACGGAGGAGTAGTAAAATTGATGTCTATCGGGTATTGTTCTCTGAACCGATGGATTTGTTCCCGGTTGAACGTCGGGTTTTCTTACAATTGCAACAAATGGTAATTCAATATTTCCGTCGTCGTTTGTAAATGTCCACGTTTGTGTAAATTCACCCCACCTTTGAACTGTTAATATTTTATCAATAATTGGTATCTTATTACCATCGGACACAATTTGAAAATTTTTAGTTACGTAATCTAAAAATCCTTTATCTAAATCATCATGTAATATAGAGTCGGGAAGATATGTGTCAGATTTAGTAATTTTATCTAACAATTCTTGTCTTCTTTCAGTCAGTTCTTTTTCTGTGTAAACAGATATATTGTTTTTTCTTTTAGGTATTCCCATTTTATACTCCTCTAAATTGACTATCTTGTACTGGTGAACAAGTTATTGATTTATAATATGGTTTAAATCCAAACATATTATGTTTATTGTCCGAAGTTATTTTACCATCATTTACCACTTGATAAAATCTAACTTTTAATTCAGATTCGGGATAACCAATATAATCACCATATCTTATATCTATTTTCATTTCTTCTAAATGTTTAATATAAACAGATAAAATCATATTTCCCGGCTCAAGGTGCCTCAAAGTCCCATTTTTATATGAACTATTTTTTGGTTCCTCAATTTTAACCAATGCATTAAATTCAACAGGTGGAAAGAATTTTGTATGGTCTATACCAACCTCAACATACACGTCATCAA